ATTACTTCTTTAGCTTTTTCGTGCAGGTGTAAAGATTTCTTAGCATCTCTATATTCCTGCTTGACTTCTATTAAGGACTTTCTCACTTGAATTTTCTGTCCTTTGAGCCTTTCCAAATTATTTCTTAGTTGTGTTATGCTCATCCCTTTTCAAATATAACTGTTAATTCCCCACTACCATCAAAAGTAGCAATTCCTGATATTTGGTCATCCATAGGAATAGATAATGTGTGAGAAGTAATATACATACTTCCAACTATTTTCATATTATCATGCTTGATTAAGCAATTAAGCATTTTATGACCTTCCATATATTCCATAGGGGAAACATCCCAATTCATCATAGAAGCATTCAAAGACCAACTTTTTGATGCTTTCCAATATTCAGGGGACCCATAATCAGATTCATATATCTTTTTACCTTTTGGATGTTTTTTGGTCGGTTTCTTTCTTGCTCCTTTCCATACTTCGCTGGACAGGGAACTAATATCTATTAAAGATGGGCTCTGAAAATCTAAAGTAAATAGATTACTAAATCCAATTAACCTTTTTTCATCATAAATTAAAAGAATATTATCAGAAGCATCACACCAAATTGTATTTATAGGTGTCGTATCAGTAGATGAATGTGGTTCTACATTTTGGCTTTCTATTCTATTTACAACTGCTATTGGCATAGCTGCTACAACAGCAGCTCCAAACATACCTTTAAGAAAATTTCTACGTTCCATAACTATTCTACATTATATTTTTCCTGCAGGTCTGCCACACCCTTTTCAATCTTATCTTCTATATCCTCAATTTCGGCACCCATTGTTTTGAGTTTCTTCTGAGCTTCTTCCACAGTTTTACATCCCCAATCATTGTTCAATTGAGTCATTAAGGCATTCTTCTGACCTATCAATTCAGATTTTTTCGTTTTAGCTTCATCAATGTCCTTTTTAAGGTCCAGTAGATCTTGTTCGTCTAGTTTTTTCATATTTAATAAAATTTAGTGGATTCTTCTACTTCATCTCTTGTTATAATCCCCTCCTTATAAAATGTCATTGCAAAATCACTGCGATAAAGCGGATGACTGTTCCGTAAGAGTTCAGCAAGTCCCATAGTTTTTACTTTGTCCTTTAATACTTTATTAACGGAAAGGACTGATTGTCTTAAAAGTTCTAGTGTCTCCATAATTTAATTGTTTTATATTGATAATTTACCTATTTTTTTACCTCTATACTCAGTTGCTTTTAAATTGCCACCTCGTACTTTATTAACACCTGAAAAATCTCTTATCATAGCCACATAACCTGTTATAGTACGACATCCTTTCCTTATTCCTATTGTTCTGATACCTATTAACCGTTCATCTGGTGATAATTCCTCATTCAATTCTAAAATTAAGGGGATCAGAAACTTTTCATTTTTCACTGCTCTATTGCTTTAAAGATTAAGTTCATTACATCCTTTTCAACATCATTTTTCTCTTGGAAGCGGTTTAGGTTATCTTCGAAGCTCATATTACTTTCCCAATCACTCTGTAATTCTTCTACAAAGGCATCTATACGCTCATTTCTCTGTTCCTTGATATCTATGTGTTTTCTGGATATTACACCTTCTTGTATAGGCAGGTAAACCTGTTCTACGGAATTATCCGTGGCGTACCAGAGCCAAACACAGGGCTTGAAGTCTATTTGAGCCGCAGATTGTCGGGTCAGGTTTCCTGTGTTGACGAGTCTTCTACCTTCATATTCTATGGTAAAAGAGCAGTGGTTATCTCCTGTAACAATCAAATCAAATTGAGGGTATTTCCTCAGTATACCTTCTGCCATACCTCCTGATGCTCCGGGAAATGGTTTCTGAAGATATGTGAGGTGATGCCATACAAGAACTTTATCAAAGTCACTGTCAGGAATACAATAGTCAATATCTTCTGGATTTTGTCCCCAATGGCATCCATTTGTAATTGTTAAGATATCTGCTTTATGTAAAGTATAGATACCACTTTTGTCAATTAATTCTAAAGAATGTTGTGGAATGTCATGTTGCCCGATACAGGAATAGAATTTTTTAGGCAAATGATCAATTATTTTTGACAATAACCAAGGAGAAGATTTCCAATGGTGTGTAAAATCCCCAGCACATATCACGGGTATATTGTACTTACATTGCAAATCACTTATAAAATCAAGAGCATCCCATTGCTCTTTTTGAAAGTCCCCTTTAAAACAAGTGGGTGTGTCCTCACGAAGATGAAAATCTCCACACAAAACGGCATCGGGTGTTCTTATATTTTTAGTTCTTTCCATTTTTAAGTCTTTTATTAAGGGTATCCTTCAAATTCCATATTCTCAATGTACCCAATCGGGCAACTAATAATTGTTCTTTTTCTGTTAATACCCTGCAGAGTTTATTGCGTTTAGCATTTCTACGTCTTGTTGCATGAAATTTACCATCAGCATACTCTCTTATTGTAAGTATTCCCGCGTAATCAGGAACGTATTCTGACCAATCAGGGTAATACTTTTCCTGAAATGCAAAATATACCTCGGATATACGTGCATCTATGGGTTTTTTTCTATGCATTTTCCTAGCATCTGCAATAAGATCAGATTTACTGCATTTAATCTCAACCTCCACAGCATATCCAGATCTTCTTATGGCAAACACATCACATTCATGCATACCGTTAAATCCCCAACTGATATTTGGTACTATAATACACTCCCTTACTCCTAGATGTTTTGCTACAGCAACTTCACTTTCAGGTGTAGTTATTTTTTCCATAATTATTTTAATTTACTTCCACATAAAATACAAGTCGAACCCATACCTTCTTTAAATTGAACCTCTGTGACAGCGATAAAGCTACTCTTCTTCTCTATTGCTAGATGGATGCCTGAAAGGATAGAAAGTACCTCAGTAAGCTTCTCATCATCATTCTCGGCAACATATAGCTTACTGTGCAACTCTAGCAAATCACTAACAGGTTTTTCAAGCTCTGTCAATATCTGTTGTTGATTGATTTTTGCTCCAATATCTGTCAAGTTATCCATTGATGACATTAAATCACCTTGCTGTTTGAATAATACAGATTTAGTATCATACAGTTTCAGTATGTCATTGACAGGCTTTTCAATTTCAAGTATACTGTCATATTCATCTGCTTTAGAAGAAATTTCCTTGACATTATCTATTAATACTTCAAGCTTTGTTTCCCTCTGTAAAGTTGACAAATACCTCTTGTCCAATTCTTCCAAAACCTCAACCTCAATTTCATACTTTTCCAGATATGCAAAACTCAATAGTTCAACTTGCTTATCCTTTATCTGCTTAATGAGTCCGGTAGCCGGTTTATCTTTTACAGCTTCCTTACCTAATGTAGAATTGAGTTGGTTGATAGCACTGTTAATGTTCTGCAGTCCTGTGTCGATCTGATCTAACTTCGCGACTTTGTTGAAGTGTTGTGCTACGTTTCCGGAAGTTTCTGATATGAGGAAAGGTTGATCTAATTGTTTTTGGAGATTTATGGTTGACATATTCAGTGCTTTCTGAATTTCTTCTGGTACTTCTGTACGAAAAGCTTTAAAGTGAGAGTCACCCAACACATATTCTTCTTCCTTGTCCTTGCTACGAACAACATGGGCATCATCAGTAAAGAGTTCAACTGAGGTTTCACCTCCCCAATAGCTTCTCATACTGTTTCCAGTCGGCTTGTTCCAAATGACCCATCTGAGTGCGCGAATTATTGCTGTCTTACCGCTGTCACTTTCACCAACTATTATATTGACACCGGGATCGAAGAGAAGTTCGCTGTCCTTATGGCTTTGGTAGTTTGATATGTTGAGTTGTTTTATCATTTAATTAGATTTTGTGATCCTTGTACTTTCTTTTTCTCTTTTTTCTCCCACTTTTACACCTCTTTCAAATCCAAGACTATGTATTTTTTGAAAATAAATAGAATATTTAGATTGCATAGCTTTCACTTGGACAAAGGGATTTTTTATCTCAGTTAATTCTGTGGTTATTACCATCATTTCACCTAATAAATCTAATATTTCTTTATCTGATAATTTATTCATCTCTTCATCATTTTAAATATTACACTTTCTTCACTTGCTACATGATACACTCCAAGAGCATCAGCTACGGCTTCGTCGATATACTTAGTGCCTGTTCTCCATTTATGTCCAAATACGGCTGTCATTGCCTCTATCATTTCATTCTTAGCTGCCGACAACTTCCCTAAAGCACACTTTTTGGCATCCCCTTCTGAATAATACTCAATTGGTATATCAAGACATTCTGCCATTGTTTGAGTAATGCCAACCACCAAACCAATCATAACCGCAGCACTAGCATTTTGACTGCCATGTGGGGACTCTGACAATATAAATTGAACATTATATTGTTTTACTAAAGAGAGTAGCTTTCTAATTATTCCACTAGCTCTACGTTGAGTGTCATCTGACTTCCTAATCCTACGTTTTTTGTGTTCAGGGGCTGTCTTAATACATCCGGAAGCATATATTTTTCCAAACGGATCTAAGACAGCATATCCCCAAGCAGTTAAACTAGGGTCGTTGGTGAGGATTGTTGGAGTGTGTGCAGCTTTAGTTCGTTCCATTACTATTCTTTTTAATCAACAAATCATAAAAATGGTCTTCATCATCTACGTATTCAACTGACCATTCTTCTAGTACAGTACTCACATCCCTTATTTTCTTAATAAGTTTGCATTGCCCTGTGGGAACCAGACATTTTACCGGGTTCCCGAAAGCCATTACGATATCATTCGGTCGGTTCATAATCATCTTTTGTTTGAGCCTTTACCAGTTTTTCTAGTAGGAGCACATCCCCCTCTACCTTCTTGTTCTCTTCTTCCTTTACCACTACCGTCTCTTTTTGGTGTTCCTTTTGTTGCTGTCATAATTTCTATCTTTAAGTTCGTTTTACTTTTCGTTTTGATTGAAATTTAGTTTGTATCTCTTCCCAAAGGTTTATTACTTCCTCTTTGAGTTTGAGTTCAAGTCCTTCATCCTCTACAATTTTAATAGACTCGGCCATACTTTTATCAAGTTTCATTGTACCTACATTATATACAGTATTTGTGGTATGATCTTTGATAAATTGTAAGTTTTGTTTCAAGTCATCAATTCCATAGTCAAATAGAATAGTAACAGGAGAAGTTCTAAAGGGCATATCCAGTGAAGATTTGAATACAAAAATGTCAGTCTCAACTCCCACAATTTGAGAAACTACTTTCTTTGCAATAGTTTTCTTCACTGTTAATTTCTTAGGATTACTGAATTGTAGTCGTAAACTAGGATAAAATTCAAGTGCCCTTCCTCCCGGAGATTTGGTTTTAGGCTGATATTGTGATGCTCCTATAATATCCCTTACCTGATTACTACAAATCATTAAATAATTCTTTTCTGCCAGTAGTCTACAAGTTACCCTGAGTTGTTCCGAAAACTCTTTTGCTCTACGTCCCCCAAAAGGATCTCCCTCATCCATTTCCATATCAGTTGAAAGAGCAGCTAAAGAGTCAGCAAAAATGCCATTTATTGTCTTTTCATTCTCAGGTTCCCACTTTCTGACAGCAGAAAAAACCTCTGTTACGGTATTAGGACGATAATATTCCCCTTCTTCCAGATTTAACCCAAACATTTGTGCAAACCTTTGATTTAACCTTGCCTCAGGATCATGAAACATGAGTTCTCCTGATTGTCGTTGAACATCTCCTGCAATTTCACTAAGAAGAACTGTTTTCCCAGATCCACTGGGACCAAAAGCCTCAACAAAAATTCCTCCCGGAATTCCTCCTCCACGTATTCTTCCTCCCGATATATTTAAGTCAAGTATAGTGCTGCCGGTGTGTATTACCTGTCCAAAGTTACCATCATATTCTTTTTCCTTGGGGGCTGTTTTTCTTCTCTTCATCTGCTTGCTTATCGGTTCGTCTGTTTTAGTCCTTTGCATCATTGTATAGCTTCTAAAATGAAATTAATACTTCCCTCGGAAACACTTTTCTCTTCTAGTTCTGCTTTTATCATTTCCTTATAATCAGATAATGAAATAAGGTTTCCCTCGGAGGCAGCCAGCTTATCATAGTTTGTAGTCAATAAGAAGATAATCTCTTGTAATAGAGCATCAACAGGTTCCTTTTTTTCATGAGAATTAATCCAACTGAACAAAACCTCTTTATAGATCTTTGTCTTTGGAATACCTTTTGCCAGAGTGTACAGAGCAAGGTAGTTGTATTGTTGTGGGGGAATATGAACCCCCACAAGCTTGTACCCCTCTCTCTTGGTTTTAATTTTAAGTAATGACATTATGCATTTCCTTTTTCATTCTCTTCCATACATGACTGCCAAATTTCACAAGTTTCACACTCCGAGAAAAGATCATAATCAGCTCCAAATTTATGTGCGTGTGGGCATTTTTCTGCGTCCTCAGTTTTCACTACCTTTCTCCTGCGTCTTACAATGGGAGCGTCTTTTTCCTCTTCCTTTTCCTTTACTTCTGGGGGATTATCTGTTGAAGAATGACTTCCACGTAAAGACTTTGGCTTTCTTTTGGGAGCAGGTTTAGGATCTTCTGCAGGCTCATCGTCTTGCAATTCTCCACCGTCAGGTTCACTTGTATCATTAAAGAATTTAGCTTCCAGTTGCTCATAAGTAAGTATTTTAAGCATGTCATCCAAGCTGGGAACCTCGTCTAAAATAGATTCATCATAAGGCTCCCGTTTATTGAATGTAATAGCGCGTGCTTCTGGATATGTGTTTTTTCCCAGAGACTTCCACTTCAATGCTATCTGCAGAGTTTTCCCCTCTTCAAGGTCAGGAAACACTTCATTTTCAGGATGAAGTTCAATTTCATCTGACAAGGTATCCTGAAATAAGGACTTAGCCATTTCCCAAATATACACAACTTCTTCGTGTTTTTCTGAATTGACAGGAATCACAGCATATAAATTTCTGTCCTTTGCTCGTAATGCACTTAATTCGTCTTTGTCAGCACCTTCTTTATACCTTTTTCTTTGATACTCACAAAGAGGGCAAGGCTTTCCTACAGATTTTGGGCATATCACAGCTTCATCTTCAGCACCTACATTCCTGTGAATTTTAAATGGTCGTCTATACCATAAATCTCCTACTGCAGCAATACCCGCAGCATCATTTCTGTTAGGGTGATTAGGGTCAGTCACTACATACGGAATAATATCCAATTCTATTTCCCGGATTTTCCCCTCTGCATTATACATTTTTACTCCTTGTGGCATTTTAAGGTATCCAAAAGAAGAATATTCGTTCTTTTCTTTTTGAATGTCCTGTCGTACTTTACCACGAAAACTACTCTTTTTCTGTGTCATCTTGTTTAATTTTAGTTGATAATTTATTTAATAATTTGGAATCAAAATGTTCTTCTATTACATGAATCCAGGCTCTCATTTGTATTTTGCTTATCATGTACACCAAAAGACATAACCCGAAAAACCCTAAAATAAAATAAATAAAGTTTATCATTCTGCCCTCCTTGTTCTTCTGGTTAGAGTTTTGCCTATTCCTGTGTCAACTTTCTTTTCTTTTTGCTCCCTTTCCTGTTCTATGTCCCTTGGAACTGAGGGACCAGCAAAATATTGTTGCCCGTGTAGTGTTACAAGTCCTTCCAATGCAGCCTTTCTTGTAAAACTTATTTCATTTTTAGCCACAGAAGCCATATTTAATTCGTACTGAGCAGCAACCCAATCTTTTTTTGCTTTTGTGTGCTTTTCATGTGTTCTGTAATAAGCTTCTATATTGGGCCCTGTTGGTTTTATTCCAATTCCAAGACATTTATCTGGGTCTTCATTAGCTTTCTGAATTAATTCTGCTTTAGTGACTTTAATTAATTCTTCAGCTTCTGTTAATTTTTTCTGACAATCAGCCCAAATTTTACCATATTTTATAGCAAGACTTGCTTGTTCTAGCCACTCTATATCAAGAGCAGCTTCATCTATACGTATATCGTTTTCGTAATTCATATGTTTTCTATTATAAATTTATCTGCTTTTATTACTTTCTCTTCAAGCCAATTTATGTAGGCTATTAAATCAGAGCCATTGAATTCTTGCTTATGTATGGCGTAGTCAAATCCTGTTTTTATAGGACATCCTGTATCACTTTGATACTGCATTCTTAAATCTTTTTCTGTCATAATTAAATGTCTTTTAACATCCATTCAAATAATTCTCTATCTGAATCAAATATAAAATACTTTCCTAGGGCTGTATCCTGATTTGTGTGAAAAAAGGAAGGAGGGCGCACAGCGTAATACTTTCCACACACACTGGTTATCATATACCTTTCTCCTAAAGCTCTAAAACCTACAAATTCATTATGCTGCATTAAATCGTCTAATGAACTGAATCCTTTTTTTGATTTGCCCAACCATACGGCTTTTACTTTTTTCATAATCTTAGTTTTAATTTTAGTTTATTTTTTAAAAGAAATAGTGTCGGGTGCATGGTCAATCGGAATTCTGTTATACAAAAGTCGGTTGTAAAACAAGTCCTGCTTGCAGGAACAATCGGTCAATCGTGTGTTAACTGTTATTAAATCGGGTATTAAATGTACCTCCCGATGGTTTTAAGACTTTCGGAAGTCTATTGCTTCTATTGCTCTATCCAGTTGAGCTACAGGCATTACACCTGAAAGGAATCGAACCCTTAACCTATAGATTACCATAGCATTTGTAGCTGAATTATCAGCAGTTTCTATGCAACGAACAATCCGGTTTGCTCTACCATTTTAAGGTAATGGTGCCAACCTTCACACCCACGCCCACTATTTCAAAGAACTTATTTACTTATTATGCTTCGGGTTCAACAAAGTCCTTCATTACATCATCCCCAACCGCAATTTCAGTAACCCAATTAGCCTGCTGAATAGCAGCATCAACTAACCTAAGTTGTTTGGAGTACCAGTCATAACCAGCCGTGACTTGAGCTAGTTTAATTTTAGGAACTGTTGCCTGAATATTATCTACATTTTCAGTAACAGATTGTCTTTTGACTTTGACTTCAAACAAATTTTGCACATTAATCTGTTTTAGTTGAGCTACTTTTTCGTTCAATTCTTTTCTTCTGAGTAAAGCCTCCGCTAATTTGATTTTCATAATTAAAAGTTAAATGTTAATACTATTGTTTATTCTATTGTTTACTCTATTATACAAATTTTTATTTTAATAATGACCTAAAATCCAATTTATTTTCATTAATTCTCAATCTTTTTTTTCTCAGCCCAACTTTTATCAACAGGAGACAAATCCATTTCTATCTCTAAAGGCACGATAATCCACTCCCAAGCCTTGGGTAAATCTTCGCAGGTAACTCTATGAATTACTTTTTTAACGTGCTCTAACTCGTCCGGATGCACGTCTAGGATGATAGCATCATGTATCTGCCCAATAATTCTGGTGTCCCACTTCTCTTCCTGCATAATTCTATCTAATTCAATGAACGCCCACAGCAAACAATGGAACGCAGAATTTTTTGTAATAACTCCATCTGCTATAAATTGATGAAGTTCATTGTCTACTGACATTGTGTACGTGTTATCTATTGATTCTAATGTTGTTATACTTTTAATAGTATCATATCTATATGTTTCAAAAGAAGAATTAAATCGTTTAATTATTCTCTCGGCGACATACTGTGAAATATCTTTTCCCTCACTAATATGCCTTTTTTCTAAAATTGCCTCACAATCCCACTTGGGAAATTTTATATCTTTCCTTAAAAGAGCTTTGTTTATGGTTGCTCTAGGCATTTTTCTAATTGGTTTTTTGTTCTTTCCTTTCCATGTAAAATCCAACCTCCATCCTGTTTCAGATTGACGTAAAATTGAGTCAAATCCAACAACTGTGGATAATATTTGAACTTGTTGTAGAAGTTTTTTATTGCACATATGCAAACGTTTAGAAGCTGTTTTTCTTCTTGCCCCGTCAGACAGCCATAAACCCTCTAAAAAATTTCGTATTTGTATATCGGAGGAAATCCATACAGAAGCAGGAACTTCTTTTGTATGAGCCGTGCACCCAAATATAAGTCCTACTTTCTCTAAATGTTCTGCAAATTTTTTTCTTTCTATTCCGATAGCATACTTTGTTTTCCGTATTTCGTCCCTGGAAAGTATTTCCCTATAATTAACTTTATATCCTCTTTGTTCAAGAAAGGCTTTAATTTTTAAAAGTATAGGCTTCTTTTTTTCTCCTACTACTATATTTAATCCTTTCCTTGCCACACAATTTTCATTTTGAGGAGCTCTTAAATACAGATACCCATCTCCGATTATAAACCCGTAGATAAATTCCCATGTCATATACTTTGAAGAGGAAAGAGGCTCTGATACAATAGGCAATGCTACAAAATCACCTACATTTAAATTTTCAAAATCAATCCATTTATTAACTTCATTTTTTAATTTATGTCTGATATCACAATGTATGATAAGACCCGAGGAAAGCTCTATTTCTGCTAGTTGACACTGACCTTTATCTATTCCCACAGCATTTGCCCATGTAAAACCAGTCCAAACTTTTGTTAGTTTACCAATTAAATTTTCAATTTCTATAAGTCCTTCCTGGGTGAGAACCTTACTTCCTTTTTGTAAACATCCTTGAATACTGTAATTAGTAACATCATTTTTTCTCATAACTCCTCCACACCGAAATCCTGTCAACGAGTCAACATAACCTTTTTTCGTGTACAAAGTCCACCACCTATCCTTCCATGTAGCATAAACAGGAAACCTATTTTCCCAGAAGTCTGTTTCTATTTTTTCCAGATGATTTTCAAAGTGTTTTAATGACTTAATTCCATGGGAAATCATGTGGTCTGCTAAGGTTCCTTCTGGCATAGGTATCCCCTGACCTGCTTTCCAGCCCCCTTGGGGAAGTTGTCCCCAGACACAAGCCATATTCAAAGCACAGTTCTTAAAGTAATCTCCATAAAACTCAGGAAATACAAAACCGTTCTTCGTGGCATTACGTAAAACTTTATGAGAAGGTATTGTCTTATCAAAATCATCAATCATAAATATCTGCTTTGCCATATCAGCGTGCATATCTGATGCAGGGTTTTTAATATACCTAAGCATATTGGGATCTTTTGTATAACACGCGGAAATTTTTACCTCAATTGAATTATAATCAGCTTCCAGCAGTTGATGTCCCGGTCTTGGATAAAGAGCTTGCCTGACCAATTGCATTGACTCTACGTCTCTTTTGGGAATGTTCTGGAAATTAGGGTTTGAACTACTGGATCTAAAAGTTACTACGGTATTGAGGTTAAAGGAAGGGTGGACGTACCCGTTGACCTGTTCCCTGACAAATGGTTTAAGGTAGGTGTCCCTGTTCTTCTTTAGCTTTCTTATCTCAAGTATTATATCTATTTCCGGAATGTTCAACTTCTGTAATGTCTCTTTATCAGTTGCACCTTTCCCACCAGCAGTTTCTTTCTTTATCTTTATTCCAAGTTCTTTATAAAGGAAATTAGACAGTTGAGTAGATGAATTATAGTTCACTTCCTTCTCAGTCATCTTATTCCACTTCTTATAGAATTTGGTTCTTTTTAATTCTTCTTCAAGGGATGTTATTTTATTTGTGAGTTCTTCAGATTTACGTTGAACGTAGTCTAAGTCCACACGAATTCCTGCTCTTTCTGCACGAGCAAAGGCTAGTATTCCTTTATGAAACAGGTTATATGCGTCAATTGTTAATGGGTGTATTGGCATGATTAAGGTTTTTCAAATATTTTAAATGAAAAAAATAGTATGTCTATGTATAGAAAACGAGACGACACATATATACCTATCAGAGAAGAATCTATACATGGGTTATTTAGATTTAAGTGCAATAATGAAATGATTAATCCATTGTAACAGTTCCATTCTATTTCTATTAAATTAAACACATTCATCTTATTTATTATTAGTTAATTGTTGTCTATTTTTGCTAGTGCTTTTTCCCACTCAATTAAGTCTTCTTGGGTAATGCCCGTTTGTTTAAATGGTCCCGTTCTGTATTTATAAAAATATGGGTCATCATCTTCGGGTGGTAATGTAAATAATGTGTAAAATTTCTTGAATATGTTCATATTGTATATTATTAAGTTATCCTAGAAAAAGAAAAGAAAGAAAAAGGGGAAAAAGAAAGAAAAGAAAAAGAAGCCTCTAAAGAAAAATATTCTTTCGCTGACTGTAACCAGCAAATTGCCTGATCCAACAAAGCTTTTTCAATCTGAGGTTTGTCATCTATTATGAGGCTTAATTTAGCTCTCCCTGACACTTCAAAATTACAATTATTGTTATTAAATAAAGTAAGCATAAAAACCTCTTTTTTAGTAAGTATAAATACTTAGTCGTTATTCTCAAATAGGTGAAACACTAAATCTCCCCCCATCATTTGAAATGTTCCTATGTAAATTCTCTCTTCGGGTACTTCCATTCCCGTACCGTATAGCTCGAGTTTCCTGTCTCTGTCTCTTTTAAAGACATCACTAACTAAAGCATATACAACTGGTTCGCCTTTCTGTATCTGAACACAAAGTATATCACTATTTATCGGAAGACTTAATGTTATTTTATCTTCAACGGGTATCGGGTATTTAAATATTCTTTTCATAATTTTAGTTTTTAAAAAGGTAAAGAATTTTCATTAATTAGTTCTCTTTGGATAACAGATATCCTGTATTCATTAATTGCATCATATCCACAATATTTCATCAGTTTCTCTTTTCCACCGGGAAGTTCAACTAACTCCATGATCTTGTTAAGAGCATTAGCGTTTTTATTATCAACTGCTTTTAAGTACGGAGTGACCTCACTGGCATAATCAATCACACCTAACTGTACATAAGTCTGAAACTTTAACCCACTTACACCAACTCTGTTATCCAGAATATGTGCTGCAAGCATGGTATCCCATAACCAATTCTCTACAGGTTGTCTTAACCTGACAGCACTCCAAGAATCCTCAAATTTGCAGTTTTGGGCTATCTTACCTATGTTTGGATTAGCTAAAAGGTCAATGAACGGCTGTACTTCTTTCCTTGTCGGAGGTATCATAAAAACATAAGCATGATTAGCACTCACAGCCACAGAACAACAAACGATCCTATGCCCCTTTTCGTGCGGTTTAAGCCCTGTTGTTTCATAATCGAACGCAATGTCCGTCCTGATGTTTGTAAGTCGGTAGAGATCGTCTATGACCTCTATATCGGGTTCCTGGTAGATGGGTATAGGCTCGTCAAGTTTACTAAATGCTTTTTTCAGGTCATTCTTCCAGATAGTTCGTTCTACATCATTGTCATTTT